TAACTTGGATCGATGGAGATAACCTTAAAAGCCTTTTTCCCTTCTGCAAATTTGCTTTTGGAAACGACCAGAGGGGAGCGCTGGATAGCACTACGCAATGACTTTATGTGATTCTCGGTAATTTCTGGGAACTGGGATTTCAGCAAATCGAAATGGCCTACTGCTGTGTAATAACCCCCGTCATCAATGAGGAATTGCAGCATCTCATAATTGGTCATGTCAGATCCTTATCTGGTTGTTGTAGCGCTCATGGCTCATCACTTCCCATGAGCTGCCGTTGTCTTTCGAAAGCAATCGCCAGCAGCGGGCCACTGGCAGAGTTAAATGCTTATGTTGATATGTCCGGTTGGGTTTCTTTTTGCCCTCCCTGTAGGCGCATAGAACCCCCTCAGCTTTGGCGCTGATTCGTTGCGGAATTCGTGGTTTCATATTTTCGGTGGGTTATTTTGTGATTGGCGCCCAGCACGCCGATCGGATGCCAGGGCGGCGGACTTTTTCAACGGCGTTTTCTTTTTCCAGCTTGATCAGTCGCTGGCGGATGGCTTTTCCAGTCATGCCGTTAAAGCCGGCGCAGCGGAGGAGGCTTGCGACAGAATCCGGCGTTGAGCCGGCGATGCTGAGGCGCGAGATGATTTCGTTATCGTCGGGTATCGTGATCATTCCCACCCTCCGGCAACGTGTAACCCTGGCTTACAGGTTGAGCCAGCATCCCGCGCAAGCAGTCTCCACAGTAGTCGATAGAAGAGCATTCACATTTCGCGGCGGCCTTTTCGTTGGTGTCACCGACATGGTTCAGCATTGCGGCGCGGCAGGCGTTCCATCCGTCAGTTTTACCCATGTCGTAGATTTCTTGCGGTGCCATATAATCAATATCGCTACCACCTTCACCACGATCAACCTCTGGAATTTCCTCCGGCACTGCTAGCGCTGACTCGCGTAAATCTTCGGCCACTTTCTTCTGCAGTAATGCCTCAGCCATCCATCCTTCAGCCGTGCGGCCATTGACTAATATCTGGCGCTCCATGTCGGCAACTTCGGTTGGCATTGGTGATTTTTCGTATTCAATGCCACAAAAGGCTAGTGCCGCCATTACCTTTTCAAGCGGAATCATAACCCCTTTGTCGCTGAAAAACGCCCTCGGAAGCTTAACAACTGCTGGCGCTGGCGGGGCGGTGTAGAGCGGCGTTACCGTCCAGCCCTTGGCTATCCAACTATCCGCAACACTTTTGGCGCGGGTGATTGCCATGCCTGCAAACGGGCCATTATCGTGACGCCATGCCACCGGCTGCGCCTCCAGGTTAGCCAGCATTGACCACATCATTACTTCTTCATCGGTTGCCGACGTGCATCCATCGTTAAGCCACTCTTTCACCCAAATCCCGGCGCGTCGTTCGATGAAGAAATCAAGTCCCAGCGATTCAGCGCGCGCTCTCAACTGCTCAGTCGTTAGTGTCATGCACCCCCCCCTTCAAAAATGCTTTGCGCTGAAACTACGGCACAGTAGCCACATCGAATAACACGTTGCGCAGGTTACACGCCGCTTTGTCGGTGTAGTTACCATCGTCCCGCTGTCCTCATCGCCGTCTAAAGCCAGTCCGCACAGAGTGGCATAGTCGCCTTGACCATCAACAGCAGGTAAATGCGTAATGACGTTTTCTTCCCAGTCGCCTTCCGCTGTTTTAATTGTGATTAGCTCAGCCATCCTGCTCATCCCCCTCGACTTTGAACCCGGCGGTGCGGATAGCTTCAGCACTATCGTTAATTGCCAAGTGCGCAGATAGCGGGTCATCGTAGTTCTCTTGTGTCGGCAACCGCACCGGCGTAGCCAGCCGCTTTTCTGCCTCTTCTGCGCGCTCGATGTTATGCGACAGCAGGCGTGACAGCTCGGCGATGCGCTGTTCTGCTGCTTTAAGTGCTTGCACTGATTCGGTGAGCATCGAGTCTAGACGCTCAGCTCGCTGAATGAGGGCGGAGACGTACTCTTGCGAGTAGAGAGGAGCGATTTTCTCCCAGCAATTAGCGCTGGCATATTCGGCAGCGCTCTCCACATCAGTGAATGCGGTGACCTTACGTCTAACATCAAGACTTCTGGCGCTAGTCCAAGCCACCGGCTTGCTCAGTTCGCTCAGCTTATTGTCCATTTGCCAGCTCCTTGATAGTGAATGTCATCGCCTGGAGCTTTTTGGCTTGCTTGTCGATCGATGCCAGCTTGGCTTTGCGTCGGCGCTCGCAGTCGGCCAGCGCCTCTTCCTCCGTGAGCCAGAAATCTTTTCCGTGTGCGCTATGGTGATAACCACCTACCCACCAAAACGCAGAATCACCTTCATATTTGATTTCAGCCATCACTACCTGTGGCCCGACTGTTAGCGCGTATTTGGTAACGAAAATCTTCGTCAGCTTGCTCATAATGCTTTCTCCTGGGCCTCGGCCCGCTGCTTAATCCGCTGGCTTTCTTCCCCGGCTTCAAATGCGGCCTTTAAATCGATGCGAAGGCGGTCAGATGGAAATCGGTTTTCTGATTCAAGCCATTGATCGAACGTAAGAGGCTGCGGTCTGTTGCTCTTACGCTTAGCCATGCTCACACCTCCACATATCTAGCCCGGCCGTAGTACATGCCTGTGCGCCAGCGATAGTGTTTGCTCGGCTGCCACATGTCCTGTTCTGTCACTAATTCGATACCACGCACCAGGCGCAGTTTGCGATTACCCACGCTCCACCTCCCCAGCGCTGTCACCGACGAACTGGAACGGCTCACATGATGATGCGCAGCCGTCGTCGTCGTCGGGGTTGGTTTTGGTCAGATAGATAAGCCGCTGCCGGTCTTCAAGCTGAGCATCGGCGATAAGCTGATCCGTGTTGCGCTTCCGTCGCCACCAGGTATGCCCGCTGACAGCCTTCACCATTCCATGCTTCTGCTCCATCTCGCGATTCCATGCGAACCATTCCGGGTGTTCGTGGGCGATCAGGTACAGCTTTGCGTCGCTCTTTTTGAAGCACGTCAGGCAGTTGCCATGATGCGGCGGGATATTCAGCTTAAACGGCATCGCGTCCCAGAAGTCGTTCACGTCCTGCTTGTCGAAGCCGCCCCAGTGGCAAAGCGGATAAACGAGGTTGTAGCGTTTGGCTGCGTCTTTGTTCGGATCAGCGCGTTGCGGTTCATCCGCCCGCATGCCGATAGCTGTCTTTGCTGACCATCCGCGCCGAGACAAACCAACTTCACGCATCCATGAGCGGATTGTCTGGGTTTTCAGATAATCGCTGCATTTTTGCCGGGAGACGTTTGGGATGCCCTCAACACTGATCAACTGCTCGAATGGTTCGCCGTTCCGCGATGCGGTTTCAAAGTTCACCACCTTGTGAAACATCCCAATACCAGGCGTCGGGCTGGTTATTCCCTCAATCCAGACGGCATTTAGCCCGAAATGCCGGTCACATCTATCCACAAACTTCAGTGTCTCTTCGTGTTCGCGTCCTGTGTTCGCAAAGACAAAATGAAAATCGAAGCAGTCGGCGTAGTTCTGTAACAGGAAATCGCACATGAATGCCGAGGACTGGCCGCCGGAGAAGCTGACGACCATCGGCTCTTTCTCTGGCATCACTGGGCGCTCTTTCATTTGGCCTCCCGCAGCTCGGCGAGATAACGATGCGCGCAGCTATGAGCCTCTTGGCTGCAATGCTCGCTATCAGCAAACTTCTCCACTCCCTGCGCCTGGATAGTTGCGAGTGCTGCGTCAGTGGTGGGGGTATCAACAGCGCACATGCTTTGAATGTGCGGAGACAACCCATAGCAACTGGAAATCAAAGAAAGCGCTGCGGCCTGCGCCTGATTCTCCACAGCCAGCGCATCGGCTCGTTTCTGTTGCGCATCGCGCTCAGCCTTAACTGATGCAATCTCACTCAGCTTTCTAACCAAGTACTCGGCATTACTTTCGTTGACAAGCAAGTCGCGAGGAACGCACTGTCCGCGCAAGAAGCCTTCCATTTCGTATGTGTTCATAGATCATCCTTAGCC